CCGATGCCCGGCCTCTACGACATCAGCGACTCGGCGCACTGGGCCAACAAGCCCGACGTCGGCATCGTCATCCATCGCGAGAACCTCGCCTCGCCGGAGACGAAAATCCGCGTGCTCAAGGCCCGCTATGCCGAAATCGGCCGGCCTGGCGAGATCACCGGCTCGTGGGCCGTCGAGCGCACCCGCTACACCATCACCGAGAGGGTAGCATGACAAACCCCGACGCCATCCCGGAGGCCGCGCATGGCTGAAACAGCGGGAAAACAGCGCGGGCGTCCTTTCAGGAAGGGACAGACCGGCAATCCGAACGGTCGGCCGCGCAAGACGCCAGAGGTTCGCGAGGTCGAGGAGCTGTGCAAGGAATTGGGGCCGATGGCCGTCGAGCGCTTGGCGCATTGGGCGCGCTCCAAGGATCCGGCGGCGTCGGTGCGGGCATGCCAGGCCATCCTTGATCGCGGATTTGGCAAGGCAGCCCAGCCGGTCGACAGCGACGTGACCGTCCGCATGGTCGTGAACGCGCCGCAGCCCATTGAAAGCCCCGAGGACTGGGCCGCCAAGAACGCACCGACGGTGCATCACTGATGGAAACCAAAGTGCTCTGGCGGCCGCACAAAGGGCCACAGGAGGCGCTGCTCACGTGCCCGGTGTTCGAGGTCTTTTACGGCGGCGCCCGAGGCGGCGGGAAGACCGATGGAATGCTGGGCGAATTCGTCGTGCACGCCGATCGCTACCAGCAGCACGCCATTGCCCTGATGATCCGGCGCACCCGTGTCGAACTCGTCGAGACGATCGAGCGCAGCAAAGTCCTGTACGGGCAATTGGGTGCCACCTACCAGTCCAACGACAGCATGTGGCGCTTCCCGAATGGCGCGCGCCTGCGCTTCGCCTACCTCGAGCGCGACGCCGACGCCGACGCCTACCAGGGCCACAGCTACACGCGCATCTATGTCGAGGAGGCGGGCAACTTCCCGAGCAGCGCACCGATCATGAAGCTGATGGCAACGCTTCGCAGCGGCCATGGCGTGCCGTGTGGGATGCGATTGACGGGCAACCCAGGCGGACCGGGCCACCAGTGGGTCAAGGCGCGCTACGTCGATCCTGCGCCCCTTGGGTGGAAGATCATCACAAGCGAGTTCGGCGATGGCCTGACCCGCGATCGTGTCTACATCCCGGCTCGTGTGTCGGACAACCCGACGCTGCCGCGGGACTATCAGGCCGGCCTCCACATGAGCGGCAGTCCGCAACTCGTGAAGGCATGGCTGGAGGGAGACTGGAATGTCGTCGCAGGTGCTTTCTTTCCCGAATTCGGCCCGCAACACATTCTCCCTGCAATGGCACTGCCGGACGCATGGCCTCGTTTCCGTTCGGGCGACTGGGGTTCCGCGCGACCGTTTAGCATTGGCTGGTGGGCCATTTCTGACGGCGCGCTGTCCGGACTGCCAAGAGGCGCTCTTGTCCGATACCGCGAGTGGTACGGCTGGAATGGCAAGCCCAACGAAGGGCTGAAACTGACAGCGGAGGAAGTAGGCGGCGGCTACACGGACAAGGACGGCAAGTTCATCCCTGGGATTCGGCAACGTGAGCAGGGGGAGAACGTGAGCAACGGCGCGTCTGTTCTGGACCCTGCTGCCTTCAGCAGCGACGGGGGGCCATCGATCGCCGAGCGCATCCGCGTTGGCTCGGGCAACAAGGTCGATTTCCGCCGCGCCGACAACAAGCGGGTTGCGCTGAAGGGCGCCATCGGCGGCTGGGACCAACTGCGTGCCAGGCTCAAGGGCGAAGATGGCCGGCCCATGATCTACTTCATGGAGAACTGCACGCACATCATCCGCACGCTGCCGGCGCTCCAGCACGACAAGCTGCGCGCCGAAGACGTCGACACGGAAGGCGAAGATCACGCGCCGGACGAATGTCGCTACGCCTGCATGTCGCGGCCCTATCTCAGGCGCGACCAGCCGAAGAAAGAGCCGGTGTTCCCCGGCCTGCACATCGGCGCGGGCGTGCCGCATCCGAGCACGCAGGTGTTGACGATGGACCAACTCTGGAAAGCGCACGACAGGGAGAATCGGCGATGAGCCTATCCCAGATGGCGCCACGTGCGACCAACCTTGATGTCCCTCACTGTCGTCGGGGACACGCCAAAATCACGGGCAACTCTGGTTGGGCCGCGCGGGTCGCTTCGAATATTTCGGGCCATGTCATCGGTGAGCTTGGCGAGCCCGTGAGAGGCACCGCAAACCATACCCGCACGACCCTTGGCCTTCATGTCGGCCATGTTGTCGAGATGTGTCCCGAGAAACAGGTGCTCAAGCGTGCGGCAGGGCGGGTTGTCACAGGTATGGAGAACATCCAGGCCCTCGGGAATCGGGCCGTTCGCCGCTTCCCACGTGAGGCGGGATACGATCCTGTTCTTCCCCTTCCAGCGCATGTAGCCGTAACGATTGCGGCCCCGTGTGGCCGTCCATTCGCAACATCCGCGCTCGTTCGGCGGAGCGGTGTAGAACGCGAGACGTTCCGCCAGTCCCCAATGGGGGCGAACTCTTTTCCCAGTATACTTGGTCACAGCCGTAGCCTTTCCATGCAAGGTGATCGGTCAGGGTCGGGATGGCGCTCCAACGCCGCCCGGCCCGAATATTATAGCGGAGAATAACGTGGTCGATCCAGTATCTGCGGCCGATATGGGAGATACTCCCAATAATTCGACCGAAAAAACTCCGGAGCAAACTGCTCAATATTGGTTGGACCAAGTTCAGCGAGCTGAAAAAGCTCGAAAATCATATGTCACGCGCGGCCGCCAGATCATCAGGCGGTTCAAGAACAAGCGGACCGTCACTCAGCTCGGCGTGCCTGTGCAGAACCGGAAGGCGAACTTCCTTTGGTCCAACGTGCAGACGACGAAGCCCGTGCTCTACGCCGAGCTCCCCAAGGCCAACGTGAGCCGGCGCAACAAGACCAAGGACCCGATCGGGCGCACGGCGAGCATCGTGCTGCAGAACTGTCTCCAGAACAGCATCGCGATGGAGGATTTCGGCTACGTGATGGGCCAGATCGTGCAGGACCGCCTGCTGCCCGGCAGCGGCATTGCGATGGTCGAGTACGTGCCCGAGGTGAAGGGCGATCAGCTGGGCTGGCAGGCGGCCGAGACGCGCTACGTGCACTGGACCGACTGGTGCACGAACGACGCGCGTGTGTGGCAGGAGCTCGAGTTCTTCGCCTACCGGGTCTACATCACGCGGCGGCAAGCCTATGACATCGCCTTGGCCAGCAGCGGCGGCGACGAAGCCTTCGCCGACGACGTGTGGCGCGAGATCACGCTCACGCACAAGCCCGTGACCGGCGAGCAGAAGGAGGGCCGGCGCCCGAGCGACACGACGGGCCCAGCCAAGGCCGAGGTCTGGGTGATCTGGGACCTCGCCGACAAGCAGGTGATCCAGTTGTCGCCCGGCTACCCGAAGGCGCCGCTCGCGATCATGCCGCCGCCGGTGAGCTTCGATGGCTTCTGGCCGTGCCCGCGGCCGTTGCAGAGCACCACGACGAACGACAGCACGATCCCGGTTGCCGATTTCGACCAGTACGTCGACCAGGCGGACGAGATCGACCTGCTGACGCAGCGCATCGGCGTGCTGACCAAGGCGCTGAACGTGCGCGGGCTCTATCCGGCGGACATGGACGCGGTCAAGCTCCTGACGGAGGGCGACACGGCCGACATGATTCCGTACGACAACTGGCAAACGCTGATGGAGCGTGGGGGCCTCGAGGCGCTGGTGCTGTGGTTCCCGACGGAGGCGATTGCCAAGGCGCTGATTCATTGCGAGGACCTGCGCCAACAGGCCATCCAGCTCATGTACGAGATCACCGGCGTGGCCGACATCATGCGCGGCGCGACGGAGCCCAGCGAGACGGCGACGGCGCAGCAGCTGAAGGCGCAGTTCGGCGGCATTCGCATCCGCGAATCGCAAAAGGACGTGCAGCGCTTCATCCGCGACCTGTTCCGGCTCAAGGCGGAGGTGATCTGCGAGCACTTCACGCTGGACGTGATCAAGGCCATGTCGGGCGTGCGGCTGCTGATGGAGCAGGAGAAGAAGCTCGTGCAGCAGGCGCTCATGGTGCACCAGCAGTACGCGCAGCAGGTGCAGATGATCCAGGCGCAGGCCCAGCAGATGGGGCAGCCTGCGCAGGTACCTCCGCCGCCGTCCATCCCGCAGCCGCCCGAGGAGATGGTAGAGGCGCTGAAGGAGCCGAGCTGGGAGCAGGTGCTCGGCCTCCTGCGCAACGAGAAGCTGCGCGGCTTCGTGGTCGACGTCGAGACGGACAGCACGATCGAGCCGGACCAGCAGGCGCAGCAGCAGTCGGCCGAGCAGTTCGTGACGGCGGTGGCCGCGTTCATGACGGCCGCGGTGCCGATCATCCAGGCCGAGCCGATGGCGGCCGAGTTCTTGGGCGAGATCTTGGGCTGGGCGACGCGGCAGTTTAAGGGCGCCGACACGATCGAGGGCGCGGTGGACGAGTTCGTCGAGCAGATGAAGAAGAAGGCCCAGCAAGCGGGCGGTGCGCAGCCGCCATC